CCACCATATCACGCAGGAACGGAATCAGTTCTTCGTTCAGACGTTCCTGCAGCCAATCCGCGCGGGCCGAGCCGGACAGTTCGACGCTGACACCCATCGTCGCAAGGCGCGCAGCTTCGCCGGTCACGGCCTTTGCAAAATTGATGGTGCGATCCTGATCGTTTGCCCACGGTGGGGTGCCCATCCAGATCTGCATCCACAGGTCTTCCGCTTCGCGCATTTCCGGCGTTACCAGCGGCGCAATGCGGAATTCTTCGCGGATCTGCTTTTTCACGCTGTCCAGCGGGATATTGATTTTCACAGGCAGCCAACCTCCTTGAACACTTCGCACATTTTCGGAAACTGCGAAGCAATCCAATCCACGTATGTTTCGTCATGGCCGTATTCCGGATGCGTAAAGTTTTCGGACAGCCCGCTTTCATGCAGAAACGCATGAATGATCTCATGACGCACGACTTTTTTCTGATAGACGCTAAAATCTTTCAGGTCGCAGTCTTTTGCTTTTTTTGAAATAACAATGGTTTTTACCGTTTTGTCACAGTAACCATCGCATTTTTCAAGCATTGCATCTTCGGCCGCCGTGGCTTCAATGATTTCATATTCCGTCCCCAAAATATTTACAGTCATGCACTTGCCCCCCTGCGCATCGTCAGCGGTTCCAGTGCGTACCGCGTGGCGTCGATGCTATGGTTATTCGCATCCGGGTATCCGGTGACGACGTTTCCGTCCCGATCCCGCTCGTATTCGTATTCCTGAAATTCCTTTGCCGCGTTCGGGCAGCGCGCCGGGTCGATGATGATGCGCCGACGCTGCAGCCACTTCATACCGTGTTCGATCGAGCCCGGGCCTTTAACGGCACCGGTGACAGGCAGACCCATTTCACGGTGGTCGTTGACGCTTTTCGGTTCGGCCGAATCCGCCGTGATGGTGTAATCATCATAGCCGTGTTCGATGATCCAGCGCGCCGTCTGTTCGTTCGACTCCTTGTTGGCATAGTGTTCTGCGAAGATATACACCGCCTCGCAGTCGCTGTCGTAGTAGCAGCGAATGAAGCAATACGGGTCGGGATACCAGCCCCAGTCTTCGCCCTGAAAGATGCGGTCAAAATGCGAAATTTCTTCGTCCGTGATTTCCCTCAGTTCCAGATAGTCAAAGACGCTGCCGCCGTCGCCATTGGCTACGCCTTCGTATTCATGTTCATACGCCGCCGGGTTGACCTCTTTCAGGTGTTCCGCATCGGCGATAAACTTCGCGCCCAGCCATTCCGGCGGCGCTTCCGTGTAGCTAGAATGATGGAAAACGCGCCCCGGATTCGGGACAAGCCGCTCCTTGTTGACCCAGCTGGATTTGCTTTTTGGCGGGTTATAGGACGAAAAGTCGTAAGAATCCGCGCCGCCACGCAGCACAGATTGGTTGATAGAACGTTCTTCTTCCGGCCCGCAAAGCTGGTCTTTTTCTTCCTTCCACAGTATGCCGATATACCCAAACGGCGGCTTGATGGATTTCAGCTTCAACGGGTCGTCACAGCCGCGAAAATAGATCGTCTGGCCGGTTTCTTTCAGCACGATTTCCAGCGGCGACAGCTTGCAGTTGAATTCGTCATACAGCCCCAGTTCATTGATCGCCCATTTCATCTGGGCATACACGCTGTCTTTCAGGGTGTTGCCCATCTTGCGGATGATACAGGCATGCATCGTCGGGTTGTTTTTCAGCAGCTCGACGATTTTCAGGGATATATACGACGATTTCAGGCCGCCGCGGCCGCCTTCAAAGACATACGTCATGTTCGGCTGAATGCGCCGGTTGATGTCCACAAACGCCCGGCCTAGTACGCGCGCCGGCAGCTCATAATGTGCGGATGCGCGCGCTGCCGCCCTTGTTTCCTGCTCTTCCTTGATGCGCAGCGACTTCTCAAGGTCGCCGGCTGCGCGTAGACGGTCAGCGATGGAGGTTTCGATGCCGAACTGGTCTTTTTCCTGCCCACGCATGATCGCCGTGCGCAGCTCCTGGATCTCTTTCAGGGATGCCGTGCGCTCGGATTCGATTTTTTCCTGCCGCCGCGCTATATAGATTTTAATGTCAGGTTTTGTCAGGTTTTCCGCTCCGATGGATTTGGCGGTTTTCGCCGAGTACCCCGCTCTGCGCGCCGCCTCGGTCGCGTTGCCCAGTTCGATGTAAAAATCCGCAAAAGCGCGCTGCTTTGGCGTGAGATTCATGGGATCACCCGCTATAGATTTTCGCCAGCGTTTTTACGACATCCGCCATGCTGTAAGTCTCCAGTACGCGCGTGCTGATATGCTTCCCGGTTTCATCGGTTTCTGCCTTTTCCAGCACGTATTTTGTTACCATCCGGCCAAGCCGCTCGGAGTAGTGCTGTAACTGATTGACTTTGTAATGCTCGCCGCGCTGGTTCAGCGCCGCCTGCAGTTTGTAGGTAAGTTGTTTCAGATTCATAACCGCACCAGAATGCACAAAGCACCGAACCCGAAACCGGGCCGGTGCTTTGCTTTGTTGAGAGACATGAGAAAACCGGAGTTGACAGAGACAAGAGAAAAAGCCATGCGTACATTCTGCAAAAAGGATCAAAGGAAGAGAGGTATATCACAAAGTGACTTGCGGGACCGGTCTCTCTCGCAATCCCGCGATATCACTTTAACACAGATTCCCGTGAAAATGTTCCCGATTTTTTCCCACGTTACGCTCACGTCTCTGTGAGGCCGTACATTGTGATTGTAAAATTCCGCAGTGCGCAATCCTTCCAGCGGTAAGCAGTTGTTTTCTCGATGGCCAATTCCCGGCACAGCCGCTCGACGCCTCCGATACACGGCGTGATGTAAAATCGCTGCAGCACACAGCGGTCCCGCTCTGAGAGCTGATTCAAGGCACGATCCACGCGGCGCACCCGGTTCTCGGTCAAGCGCTGCGCCTCTTCCAGCCGCTCGCGCTTCAGGATGTTGTTGACGAGCGCATCGTCCCGACCGTTTGAGCCGCCGGCGACCGGGCTGCCGTCCGCCGAGGCGCTGCGGATGCTCGTGATCTCCGTCGCCAAGTCAGCGATCTGATCTCTGATGTTTTCAATTGCCGCCTTTCGGTTCGTGTAGTTGCGCAGCTCATCAGCCGCCTCCCGCTTCCAGTCCAATTAAGTCACCTCGTTTCGTTCGCCGTAGCTACAAAAATCATAGGGATACGCTGACGGCAAAATCCCATGGTGGCGTGGGTGCCCGCAATTACCCATCTCAGTCCTATAGGCACAGTCCTTGCAGTGCACCACCGGCGCAACGTCGGCAGCCGGTAGATCGTGCAAAATGCAGATCGCCTTTGCCCATGTGCGGCGGTTTTTGTCCTTGTCATGTGCCGCGGCGGCCGTCAGTGCTTTATCCAGCGCTTTCCGCTCGATGTATTCAGGTTCCATTGTCCAGTCTCTCTTTCAGCCGCTCCACTTTTCTTCTGCGAACATCGTGCACATCGTCTGCGCAGCAAAACAGCATCTTCATTTGCTCTAGCATAATCTCCACGTCGGCAATCTCCTCGGCGATATTTGCTGGCGAGTATTTGCCGCGCAGGTACTTGCACAGCTCTTTCTGCAGCTCGCTCATTTCCTCCATCATCACCACGATCTGCAGGGCGGAGCCGTAGGTGTCCAGCGCTCTCTGCAGCACTTCCGCCTCGCTTATGTATTCAGCCATTCCGCACCTCGCTTCCCGGGACGATACGATCCCAGCACTCTGCGCATATCTGCGGCACGCTTTTCTTTGTATTCCAGTTCTTCTCGCACAGACATTCAGTACCGTTTCCCGGCTCATATCCGTATTCATCCGGGCATCCCGCACATCCGCCGCTGAAGCGTGCATCCACCTTGTCCGGATGCTCCAGCACCAACAGCTCGCGGAATGTGCAGCCGTGCGACTTCCTCAAAAGCATGCCTACCCGAAAAGCTTCCCAATTCGCCGTCGGCACGCCGACATAGTCGCACCATGCGCGTTCCAGTTTCGCGCCGGCAGATTCCGCCCAGTCCGGAAGAAACACGACGTAGTCCACCGCCTCCATCTCGGCGAAACAGATGCGCATATAGTCCAGCTTGGCCAACCCCTCCGGCGCTGTGGCCGGATTGATGACCGTCGCGCCCAGCCGCTCAAGTTGTGCAGCCGCTCGGGCGAATTTCCCCTTATAGTCCGGATCACCGGCGATTTTCCCTGATATGTAGATCTTCATGGTTGCCCTCCTTATCCGATCAATGTCGGTATTTCGTAATTGCACCAGAGCACTTCCGTGCGCCTATTGCCATTCTGGTTATAGGCCTTCCGCTCGATGATGTTCCAGCCACTCAGTTCGCTGTCATACATGGGTGAGTGATACCCGGATAGAATAACCGGCCCCGGATGTGCTTTCAGCGCTGCCAGCAATGCCTCATGGTCCGCGTCTGTCATTTCGTGCCGATACTGCTTTCCGCTGCGCGTTTCAAGCAAATACGGCGGATCTGCATAGATTAGCACGTTCTCGTGCCGGAAACGCCGAATCAGCTCCAGCGCCGGGCGATTCTCTATCTGTACTTCTTTCAGCCGCTCGGCCGCGGCCCGTATGTTCTCGGGCATATCGTTCCAGCAGTTCAGGCAGTAACTACGCTCACGCGCATAAACGTCGATTTTG